CCCCCTAAAGTTTCACGACTATCAGTAGTTCCACGCATAACATCATTAATACCTGTCACAAGATCAAGGTCTTGCATACAAGTTTGTCGAGCCTCTTGAAGGGTAGCAATAACAGACTGAATATCTTTTAGTGGTAAAAATGAAACTCCCCCCGCAACACCACCTTTTTCCGCATGAACAGCCCAATTGTCCACGGGGACAAGCAAATTCTCCATGTCTTCATCTAAAAGTCTCTTTAGTGCGGTATTTTGAGCGTCATACGTACCAGCTACCTTGCAAGCTTTAGTAAGCATTGCAATTCGTTGAGTTAACTCATCAATTTGAATTGCCTGATCCTGATACTCCCAATAATCAGAGACAGGTACTAAGCTATCATTAGTAAGGGTAGAAAATAAAGGGGGCGGACACGGGAAAAACCCAGATAATTTTAATGGATCTTCCCTAATATCACAAAGATATTCATAATTAGGGCTTACCCAGTATACGCGAAGATCAGTTTTATTCCAAATTTCATAGATCACAATGGATCTATCATTAGTGTCACTAAAATACCCACTATCACTTGTTTGCTGAAGTTCATTCTTAGATGATTGAGGTAGATTTTCAGGATGTAATTCAGATGAAATCTCTTTTCCGAAACGCTCTTGCGCTTCTTTTCGAGAAATCATTACTCTCTTGCCCACCGCTTGTACTTCTTGCCAAGTTCTGGCTTTCGCCGGTAAGACAATAAAATCGTGCCAGTCGATATAATCAACGGGGACAGACTCTTTAAGTAACTGACTACCCGAATCCTCAATAGAGTCTTCGTGTTCATCATCTTTTGTATCAAAATTAGTCTCGCTGTCAGATTTAAATTCTTGTCCAGTCTCAATTTTAGCTAAATCATCTTCCATAGAAGTATGCATAGCAGTAGGCAGTGAAATACTAGTGCTTACATCTGAGTCATATCTAACCCAAACTTGCCCACAGCCAGGTAAAAGGTAATCTAACACCGCAGCTTTTAGAGCACGATGATATCCATTATCTGTGATCTCGTTTCTTACTACTCTTTCTGCAACCATAGACGACATACGAGCTAAGTCGTCTTTATCCATAAATTTACGATCAATAATCGGAATAGGTGTAGAACTATATAGTGCAGGCAGCATAATTTTAGTATTTGCCCACAAAATATTCATTCTACGTTGGCCAGTCTCAGCGGCTTGACCTCGTTCGTCGCGATAACGCTTAATTACATCATCTCCGCGCTTAAAATACGTCTTACGAGATGCATAATACTGATTTACTGCATCTAACCAAAACGCAGCGAGTTTTCTTGATGTTTTACCTGGTCCAGGTTTAACATCAATAATCTCTTCTTCGGTATCTGGCTTAGTGTCATCATCTAATTCATCAAAAATATCGGGCATTAGTGTATCCTAGCGTCATTAAAGCCGCGTTTAACTTTTACATCGGCAATATCATCGTCTAAATATATACTATTATCGCGTGCTTTAATATAAGAACGAACATAATCGTCTGAATTAGCTCTAGAATATGGTCTAGACATACATGCGTATCTTACTTCATCCGGAGCGTGATCTTCACCATGAGTTTCTGCATCTTCTAATTTTTTTGGGTCATGTTGAAGTGCCGGAAGTGTTCTAATAGTGTCTTTACAGCAGTCCATAAAATAAATCATAGGTCTGCCATCATCAATATTGCCTTTAAGTCTAGATCGCAACATATCCCAGCCAGACATTGCTCCACCGCGTTGAACTCGTTTATTATCTGCGCGGTCAAACACAATATTATATGGTTTTTTAGTCATTTCCTCGGCAATAGACGGTCCATTATCAGAGCTAAAAATCTTTGGATCAGCTACCCGCCATGTAATACGTGCTCTACCTTGACTATCTCGCGGTTCACGAGCTTCACGCATAGAAATTCCAGCCGCAACTTCACGAGCAGTAAGTTTTAAACCAACATTAGGGTTAGTTCCTTCAGGATTTGGTAGCCCCTGATCTATATTTGCTCTCCAACGAGACCCATACCACTCTCTATATTTAATAATTGCCCCTTTTGGTAGCCTAGGAATGCCATCAGATCCTAATTGTTCAGGGAATAACACCCATTTTGATGGTGGAAGTTCTAAATTAGGATCAAATTCATCTGGAACAACACAATACCAACCAATAGAGAAAGGAGTTGACGACCCCCAGTCCATCGCCATAAACCTAGTCCAGTGTTTTGGCGGTACAAAAGATTTAATTACATGTTTTTTAACGTTAAATTCGGGGAAATATGCCCCAAGCATAACGTTCCAGTCACCTTCAAGCCATGCTTTAACGAGTTCTTCGTTGCCTGATAGGTAAAGATTGCCGATATAGTCTGCCGTATTAGTGTAAATATTATCAGTAATCTTTGACGGAATGAAAATACGTTCTTTAATTACCTTTTCTTTAGTAAACGGGTTCTCAAATTCACTACGAATGATCCTTAATCCGGAAGGATCAGGGTCAATATATCTCTGTTTAATCCAAAGATGTCCCGGACCGCCTGGGTTCGCAGTAGCAATAAAACGAGAAGGTACACGAGGATTACGACTAAGAGTCGCCATGAGCTTAAAAATCGGATCGGGGTTTGGAAATGTGCCCATTTCTTCAACATAAACACGGGTATAAGAATGTCCCTGATACGATTGAGCATCCGAGTCACTTTCAAGATAAGCAAAACGTAAGCGGGCTCCATTTGGGAACCTCCACATCTTATCTTGTTCGTGCCATTTAGCCCCCAAAGGTGTATAAATAACTTTAGATCGTTCAATTAATTCAGTTAACTGAATGCGTTCGCGACGAACACAAAGACCAATGGCTTCAGGTCCATATTCATCGGCATGACAAGCAAATTCACCTAAAATACCATCAGATTTACCGCCACCGCGAGCCCCACCAAATAACGTTTCAAATATAGGACAAGACAAAAGCCAAGTTTGAGGGCCCGGCAAAGGCCCCCAAACTTCAGTTAATTTGACTTGTACTTCGTCAGTCATATTTAACGCTTACCGAGTCTATGGCCTTTACCAGATGTACGCAACTTGCCATCTTTATGTGTTCCGCGAAAACTAGAAGGAGTTCCACGGACCATACGCACTTCTTCTTGTGACTTTGAACCGTAAAAGTCACCGCCTTGCACAATATAATGTTCTTCCCAGCCGCTAACAGGAGAGCGGCCAGTAGGAGCCTTCTTAAATTTATATGGATTAGATTGTTCATAAATACAAACAGCAGTAGTATTCATATTTTTCTTTTTAGCCATTACTTCTTACCCGCAGGTCCAGGGAGTCCGCGCCTAAAAGTACGACATCCAGCGCCGACATCACGAGAACTACTTCCAACACTCATATTAGTCTGCTTATGAGTGCCTTTTCCGGTTAAATTAGCATTTGGGCCTTTTCGTAATCCCTTAGATTGATTACTAGTTAATGGACCACGAGACCCATTCATACGAACAGAGCCGGGCATTTTAGTCATTTTATCTACCTTTTAATTAGGAAGTCCAGCAACAATAGTAGCAACAGTGGTAGGCTGATCGGCGACCTGCGCACAAATAGCGGCAGCAGCTTTCCAGTCGCCCTTAGCCATGTACATATCAACAATAGCGGCAATTTCAGTATTAGAAAGATAAAAAGCCTTCATTCTATTTCTCCTTATGCTATAACTAATGATGGTGTTTTTAGGTCCGCAAAATCGCAATATCGTACCCCAAATCGATCACTACGACATCCAGTAGGAAATTTAGTTATGGGATCAGTACCTACTTCAGTCAAACTAAATACTTGAGCTGCCCAAGTGCGATCCCAAATTGATAATAAATTACCGTCTTGATCATATTGATTTAATCCATGTGTCATTTCTTTCTCTATTTGACCAGATACACGGACATTTGTATGCCAGCCATCTATAACTACTGCAGGAGTTATAATATTACCTTCATTATCTGTAACAGCCTGCGTAGAAATAACTACTCCATTCCAAGATGTAAAAATTTCAATAGAGTCACTATATTCATCTGTGAAAACATTTGGGCTAGAGCAAATTTCAGCAGCTATCCAACTTTGCCAAACCC